AAAGACTTCGTGTAACGAGCAGACAAGCTGTCGTACAAGTTATCTTCCACAGCTTCTTCCGTGATGGAGAAGCCAAGGGCGATAGTCTCGTGGTTGTAACGTGCTGTGAAGGCTTCCTGTGCGTTGTCGTACGCGATTGCAGAACCTTCGTTCTTAACCGGTGCGGCACTGAAGCCAGACAGCTTGGTTTCTTCTTCGAATGAACGCTCGGAAGTCTCGGTTTCGTAGATTTCCTTGTGCTCTTCGCCGTAACGAGCATACTCCATACCGAACAAGGCGTTCAGGCCGGGGAGCAGCTCTTTCAGTAGTTGTGCGCGTGAAATAGCCATGATTTACTCCTTAAGCCACGCCAACGGCGTTATCGTAGGAATGATAGCCAAAGTTAAACTTGACAATCAACTCGGTATAGCCACTTGAGGTTGCGGTGTCAGGAACACCATCAACGACTCGCATTGGCAGGGAAGTGCTCACTGCGTTAGCAAACACACCAATCTTCGAATTACCGGTAACAGCTGAACCAGTATTCAGAATCAGAGTGGCGTTGTTACCAACAACAACTTGCGATACAGCGCTAATAACCAGACCGGTGGTGTTAATAGTGTTGCCCACCGATGCAGCTTTATAGAGCTGGTCAGGATCATCTGCAACGTACGCGTATGCGTCAGTCACACCCGAAGCGAAACCGGGCCAGTACTGGCTGAAGGTTTTCTGCTTGGTCACAGGGTTGGTATAGGTGCAGCCCAAGAAAACACCAACAACGCCCGGAACCGGAGTTGCGTCCGTGTCCAGAGTCGATTTGATGATCGTGCTGTTTGCTTGGCTCAGCTGCACTACATCGCCGTAGTAGAGCGCGACGTTGTAGTTGATCGAACCACCACCGTTACCGATAGTGGGAGTGATCGGCAACTGACGAGTTGCACCTGCGAAGACCTGACCACCAATCAAGTTGATTGGCTGTAGGCCGTAAGGGGCACTTACAGTAGGATAAGCCATGATTAAACTCCAAAAAATTATTTTCCAGAGCCAAAGGTCGTTGTAGATTTTCGCTCGTTAAAGAGCGGCATCCGGGCGTCACTTTGGCGCATGAAGCTGTTGTCTACAGCCGTCATCTGATCATTAGCTTGCTTCGAGTAATACCCGTTGCGTTGCGTAACGAATTCTTCAGGCGTCTTGCAGAGCATCAGCCCACCAATCACAACAACGTCCTTACTGGCGTTGTCGGGGTCAGTAATATGCAAATGCAGTTCAGGATGTTCAGAAGCCTTTACAGGCTCCCAGCCTTCACGTCGTTTAGCAGAGAGATTAATCGGATCAGGCGTGTTCAAAGTAGAGACACGAACCCAATGGAATTTATAGCCGGGCTCAGGATCAGGCACAGGGAGTAGCTCTGGGGGTCTCCAAGACTCCTTGCGTTGGGCCTTATTGCGCGTGCTGTGTTCACGACTTACACGTGTTTCATCCATTACCGATTCTCCTGTTGTTCAGCAACCTTTTTGGCGTAAAGTTCCAGAGGTACACCTAAACGCTTAGCAATAGCTATCTGAGAAGCGCTTAACTTTACCTTCTTGGGCGACGTGCTACGAGTAGCCGGAGCTACAACTGTAGTCTGTTTGGCTCGGGGCGCTGCCTGTTGAGGCTGCTCCTCCGGTTCTTCCTGACTTTCTTGGCTCCCGAAGTAATCGGGGAAACTTCTTTGCATACGAGAATTGATCTTCTCGTAGTATTCATCTGTCCCAACATAGCCCTGACCATACTGTTTGACTAGAGCGTTGTGCACGCCAAGGGCGGTAGCACTCATAATCGTGGTCTCGGGAGATGACTCATCTCCGTACCAAGGGTTGTCCTCCAGCCACTGATTTAGCTTTTGGTCAGCCTTGGGAGCTGCCGAGTTGGGTGGACTATACTCGGGTTTTTCCTGTACTTCAATAGGTCTAAGGTTTTCAGCCTTGTCAAGCTTCAGGGTTGCCTGTGCGATCTTAGCTTGCGCTTCCGCCACAGCATCGACATCCCCGTTCTCATAGGCATCCTTGTACTGCTTCTTAGCCTGTTCAAGTTCCAGTTGAGCGGTTGACTTACCCTGCTCAATAAAAATCTTAGAGCCTTCAGAGAGTTGCTTTTGGAGAGTAAGGTTCTCTTCATAGAGCCGCTTGGCGAACTCTTCAGCAGCCTGACGTTCCCGTAGGGCTTCTTCTTTGGCTCGTCGCTCATCGTGATAGCCTTTTGTAAACTTTTTAAGGCGTTTCTGGACTTTTTCGTCATACGAAGCCAGCTCATCCTCAGTTACCTCCTCCGGCGGCTCAGCCATAGGCTTGCGACCACGGTCTTGTGGTGGGGTATCGTCTACAACCTCAATATTGAACTCCTCGTCCGAAGAAGCCTGCTTGGGAGCAGCTTTAGCCTTCTCTTCTTTCTCGTCGGGGAATTCAAACTCAGCTAATTCCATGTTGTTTTTCATTTAACTCTCCTTAAGCACGCGAAATACCACGCGGGTCTTGGACGACAGCCTCTACCGAGTCATCGTTAATAAGCCGGAACTCCCGTCCATGAATCTTCAGTCGGGTTCCAGTGTTGGGGCGGGCGAGGATAAAGTCACCCTTTTTGCACCAAGGACCGGTCGGAAACTTCTTTTCATCTTTATAACAGTCAGGGCCAAGGGCAACCACGAAGAACACCGTGGACAACACCTCTTCATACCGCCGAGTCTCATCAGCCTTAATCAGGCCGCTCTCATAGGTCTCCTCAGACTCAGGTAGCGCCACAAGAACGTGATACCCAGCAGGGTCCGGCAGTTGCTTTGCTTTCTCTTCAGCCGACTTGTCCAATACAGCAGACAGGTCTACAGCTTGTGAAAGATCAACAGCACTATTCATCAGATTTCTCCAGTCGTTGCACGAGGTCATCTAGGATTTCCGTAGCCATCGCCAGACCCCGGATCACTCCGGCTACGTGTTTGTACTCTTCCAAACTGACTGCTTTGCCAGTTGCAAGGAACTCAACTCTGCTCTGCTGCTCTTCGGTAAACTTAGTTTTTAAGTACCCAAGGACGGTTCCATCGTTCATCTAGTCTCCTTCTTAGGTGACTGGTTAGGCTGTGGTCGTTGCGCACGTGCAGTTTCCTGACGTTGTTTAGCGCCTTGCAGACCAAGCTTGACCCCCTCAACCTCCATCCGCGCTCTAAGCTCGGTCTGCGCATGGGTGGTCTTAGCACCAACTTGCAACCCTGCGATCTTCTCTTGAGCTGCGATGCGAGCCTGCTCGACTTGTAGTTGCTGCTGTTTAAGCTGCGCATCGACACGGTCTTTGTCCACCTTCCGCTGGATTTCTTGTTGCTTGAGCTGAAGCTCCTGCATCTGCATTTGCACGATGGGGTCTTGTGCGGCTTGCTGAGCTTGCTCTTGTGCAGCCTGCTGCTGGTTCATCATCAACAGGCGTTGTGCGGCTTGCGCTGACATCTGAGCGACTTGTGCTGCAACCTCTGGAGGCATCTGCTTGTTCTGCTCCTCGGTCGGCAGCGTGACACCAAGTATCCGCTCGATCTCTTTGCGGTACTGGAAGCCTAAGTGCTCGTTGATATGGGCCATAGCTGCGGCTTGTACCGCTCCTGCCATAGGATTACTCTGCATCATCTGTTGAAGCTTAGGGTCTTGCATCGCTGCCATGTGCACAGCGATATGCGCCTCGTGATCCTGCTCGATGAATGCCTTGATGGGTTTGCCCATCAGCACGTTCTGGTTCTCCTGCACCGGGTCAGTTGGAACAGCGTCGTCCTCGACCGGCACCAGCTTGGCTGCGTTCTTAATACCCAACACCTCGATCATCTGACGATGCAACAGCGGCAGGTCGTACAACTGTGGAGCTTGTTGTGCCAGCTGGATCACAGCCTGATACTGCGTGATCTTCTGAGCCATCGTCGCAGCGTTTGGATCACTGACCGGGATGATGTCCACTTGGTCGTAGTCAGACTGCTTGACCTGACGATCTCCGTCTACCGGTGTGTAGCTGTACTCTTCTGGCGTGTAGTCACGGATGATGGCCTTCAACAGCTTGAACTCACCACGCATCGCATAGTGCAGTCGAGCTTGAACAGCGGTTGAGATTTTGAGTGTGCGCTCAAGGATTGCCAGTGTTGTGCCTACCGGTGCCTGCGTAGACATATCCGACACATTAATATCACCAGCAGAGGCGAAGCTGCGGCCCTCTTGGATGATCTGGTTAAGCAGCTGGAACAGTGTCTGGCTTGGCTCTTTATATGGCAGCGGCAGGATGTTGTCGCGTATGGTGCCGGACGCTACATCCACATCTCTAAACTCACCCGGCGCAATCGGCGTGTCATCACCCTTGATGCGCAAGCCTTTACTCTTCATACCACCCGGCAGGTTAGACAGCGTACCCGCGTCTACCAGTTGCCGCATGATGGATGTCGCAGCCTTAGCGTAACCACCGATCAAGTGAATGAAGCCGAAGCCATAGAACCCAAACCCCGGCACATACACATAGTGCACGAAGTGGTTCCGTTTCAGCTTGAGCGTGTCGTCCTCGTACCAGTTGCGTCTGATAGCAAGCACGGTACCGGTGCCCTTCTCAATAGTCACAACGTAAGGCAACGCTATGCCAGTCGGCTCGCCCTTCTTATCTACATCTTCAAAGCCCGGCAGATCAAGCTCGACGTGCATCTCAAGGATGCGGAACCTGTCGTCCATACTGCCTGTGTAGCCCTGATCCTTCTCCTTCTCTTTCTCGATGTCGTCTAAGACGTTCTGCGGCTCACCGAGTTCAACATCTCTATAAAACCCCGCTACCTGTAGCTTGCGCACTTCGTTAGGAGTCTTACGCATTACATGCGTCACACGCTCTGCTGTCTCCAGACTAGATGCGCCATACGGCACAATCATGTCTTCAGCGGGCACGAACATCGATACCTGTCGTCCAAGCGCCGGATCGTAGTAGACCTTCTTGAACGCCGAACCTGCCAGAGGTAAAGCAAACAACATCTTCTCGTGCTCGGGGCGATACTCAACCATCTCT